TAAGAATTATCAAGTGAACATAACTGTCTAAAATGTGGTCTATTGCTAAAACCACACATACACAGAATAAGAAAAATTCACTTTCTACATACCACCCACTAATTCGCTCCGTAAGAGTTACCGCTGCTGCTGGCGCTAGTGATAACTGTGCTGACGCCAACAACTTCTGTGAAAAACTCCCTTTATACAACAATACTATGTTGTCCAATATAAACTCCCTAATATTCATCATCATTTAAATTCTTTAATACTCTTTCTACAATGTTCTTTTTCTATTGTGTCTAAAATCCACGCTAAAATTCTTCCTGTCCTTGTCAGCGTGCCGTTTCGTTGGTTTTTCCCAAGTGCTGAACTTATCGTTTCCTCAAAGTTTCCGAACTCGTAGCCTTCTTTCTTTTTTAAAGTCAAATTGAAAAGCGTTCTAAACTCAAAGTTTCCGAACCTGTCCAGATTGACCGCTGAACTCTTGAAATAGCCTAAATCCTTGAATTTGACAGCCACAGCCAAGAAATTCAGTAACGACAAAGGGAGAAACAGCACCCACGCCAAAAGGAACAGAAAAAGCCCGCCTATAAACTTGCCTACGCCTTTCATAACTTATCCAATTCTTCGCTTTTAGTCCTTACGAAATCAGCCAAATACCCTTGGATTAACTGCAACAGCGTGGCTCTGTTGTTCTTCATCAGCCAAAGCATATACTTGTAACTGCTGACCTTTATCGGCTGTGTTTCTGCCGTAGGCTTACCCTCTTCATCTTTCACTGGAACACTGATAAGTTCGTTCTTCGTTCCTCGCAGGTAACTCCAAGTACCCTTATAAACCACCCATTCAGGCGTAGGCAGTTGGATGTTGATTTCCTCGCCAGTTTCTTTGTCTTTTAGAATCTGCTTGTAACCGAACATTACAAACTCGTTTTCACTCTTGGCGTCCAAGTTTATCACTCGGATAAATCGGTTAAACTGTGGCAGTTTCGGATGCGCTTCCATTGGCAATTCCGCAAGATAAAGTGGTGTTTTCTCTACTTCCTCTAAAATACCCTGCACCTGTTTCGGTATCATTAAGTTTTCGTTCATATTATATTGTTTTATTGAATGTTATAGCTTATATCTTTTATTACAAAATCTGCAATGGAAAGGCTTGAGAACAGCGTAACAAAGTGGATGTATTTGTCTGTATTTTGCGCTGCGAAAGTGGTCATCTGCATTACTCCTGTGTTTCTCATTATGGTGAAAAGCGTAATCAGCCCTCCTTCTTTTATCAAGTAAACATCAGCAAATCCATCTAACTCATTAATCTGCGTCTGTACTGATATCCTGTTGTTTCCTATTACATACTCTCTTGCCCATCTATCTTTCATTATCAAATCATTAGATAAGTCAGACCTTGGCGATGCATCAAGAGAGTCAGAGAAATGAATGGCTCCAAACGACCTGTCATCACGAAACACTTGTGGGCTATTGTAGGTTCTGAATTTAAACACCCAGTTTCTGTCCGTAGGTAACTCTTTGTTTATTCCTACAGAATAAAGACCCTCGCCCTCGCGTGATGCCATGTAGGCGTTATTTCTGAAATCAGCAGGGAAGGCAGCAGACCTAATCCCTGCAATCATTCCATCGCTTAAAGTAACAGGCGTAGGTAGTTGGTAGTTCCTGCTTATCAGCGCTTGTGGAAACTTGCTTCTATCCAGTGTTCTTATAACCATTTCAGAAGCGAGAACAGTGGTAAATCCTATATTTTCCAGCTGTTTTATCTTCGTTATGGTGTTCTTTATGTCTTGGGAATATTGATTGTTCGCAGGCGCTGTGGCATTGATATTAGACAAAACATTCTTCACATTCACATTGATAGTCGCAGGAACATTGAATGTAGTAACGACTTTCGCTGTAGCTGAAAATCCTATCTGTTTCGTTGCAGGATTATACATTAGGTAGCCATTGAAAGCCTTGTCGTTTATTTTATCTTCCAAGTCGTAAGCCTTGCTGAATAACTTGTTCAGCAGGAAATTCTCAACCTTACCATCGGCATCTTGAACAAGAAACCTATCAAAGCTGTGGTCTGCTGACTTGTCAGAAAGTCCCTTGATAGAGTAGTAGTAGCCTGCTGTATCGATGAACCAATTCGCCCCAAGGGTAAGCCCAGCACCATTTACCGAAGTGAGCGAACTATTAGCTACATTACTGCCAAGACCATTGGCTTGCATTTTCTTCGTTCCTCCAGCATCGTTGGTTATCACTACATATTTATAATCAGCATCGGTGTTGGTAATCGTTTCCGTAGCCTTTGCGTAGGCGTTACCAACTTCGCCATTCTTGTCAATCGTAGCGATATTGTCAGGTAGTGTAACAGAACCACCGCCACCGCCTCCTGTGGCTACTACTTCCTCCCACGCTCCATTCTTACGAGCATACTGCTTATTATCGCTTGGAGCATCAGGAAGCGTTTTTAGTTTGGTATTCCAAGCCTCCACCTGTTGAGGTGTAAGGTTTCCAGCGTTCGAATCTGCCTTTTCGTTCAGCTTGTCCGTAAGTTCGCTGTTCTCCACCTTGCTGTCGTTAAGCTGTGTATATATAGAAGCAATCCTTTGGCAAGTATTCCCTCCTGTGGCTGTTTCTCGCCTTACTTTCTCAATATCTACTTGCGTTATCTCGTTTCTCATTGTATTTTATTTAGAAAATATTTCATACTCATTTAGCAGAACATTTAGCCCACTGGCATCTTTGACATTGGTAAAGGACATTTTCCCACTCATCGCAAAGTCCGCGCGGTCTATCTTTTCAAGTGCCGTTCTCTGTGTACCATCGATGAAAAACTGGTTATTCGTAGCGTGAACCTGAATAAAGTTCAAGATGTTTCCATCGCCACCGCTCAAAAACTCATAACTTACCACTTCATCGATGTAACTATCTTTGACTTTCAGCGTAGAATTGCCGCCTATTCTGTTGTTGGAAATCTCTGCCTCTACTCGTATATCGCCAAGGCAGTATGCCGGTAGATTGGTCACAATCCATGCTCCCTCTTCATCAAACTCAAACAAATTTCTGTTGTAAGAGTGTTTTGTTGCCACTCGTATAAACTTTCGCCCTTGTGCATCGGTAGAGTCCAAGAACCACACACAATTAGAGTAGTATTCTGTTCTTTCAGTGATAATGTCCACTATTTCCAGTCTGCCAGTTAAGGGCTTATCAGATTTGAATGTTACATACTTTAGGTAGCCTTCCTTTTCAAAAACCGAACTTTCTAACTCTGTTCTGTTTGTTCCACTAACCAAGAACACCTTGTAATCGCCAATAGGCAGTGTGTTGCCGTACATAGGCAAAACAAAGCGATGTTTTACACCGATTTCTAACGGATATGGATTTCTTTCCCCAAAATATTGCGTATTCTGTGGATTGGTCATATCTTGCAACTCTTCAAGAGTTTTGTAGAACCGAACAGGGCTGTGATACCAGAATAATTGCATTTACTTTAATTTCTTCAAAAATACAATATTATATTTATTTAGACTAAATAAAAATAAGATAAAAAAGCAATGAAACATAGGCATTTATTCCTAACTTTTTGTTATCTTGCATTGAAATAAAAAACCAATTAAAAATGAATAAAATATTTACCTTATTTATCGCTGTATTCAGCGTGTTTTCAATCGTTTCGTGTAGTAGAAATTCAGATGAAACACCACAAGAACAACCAAGAATAATAGGAGTTCCTTTCACAGAAGAAATAAAAGGCTCTTATATAGTTCATTATAAAAACAACTCTACAGGCTACAAAGAGTCAGTTCCTGCTAATAAATACAAGTTAGAATTGAGAGAAGGAAATATCGTATATTGGACAGATGAAAACGGCGAACATGAAGAGTTTTTCCCTGATATTCATGATAGATTTCCATATGCAGGAAGAAATAGTAAAAAACTTTTATTTTACATCCAAAAAACTGAATATAGAGGCTCGCAATATGTAGAAATAGGAATGATGAGACAAGATGCAAATGGTCTTAATTCTATATTTACCTACTACTGCACCAAAAGAAGATAAAAAAATAAAACACCTTTAATTAGGTGTTTTTTTATTCCCATAAACAGGGATGTTCAGAGGTTAGATACCATTCTAATTCTCCTTTTTCGTTATAGAAGCCTCGCTCTTTGGCTATATCGTTAGGATTTTCGCCCTTTGGTACATAAGCCACCACAAGACCTTTATCATCAAAGATATGATAGATAAACATACGCCCATCCTCGTTAAACTCTCGGAGCATAGCGCACTCGCTCTTGGTTATCGGTTTGCTGCAATTACACGCCATTGTTTATAATATCTAATATCTTTTTCCTTATTTCTGGCTTGTTGTCCAGCTGAAACTGATAGCCCTGCTCCTCGGTTACCCCCAAATGCCTTTTTCCAAGTTTGCTGTGTAGCCACTTTGCCTTTTCGTTTTGCAAATCATTCTTGAAGAAGATAACGGCAGGATGTATGATAACATCTACAAAACTCTGATATTGTCCAGTCACTCGCAAATCCCAAAAACCCCTATTATTTGGGTTAATAGAGGTTTTGAAATGTGCATATTCAGGGTTTTGATAGCGTGGCATATCATTGCCCTCGCTATCTTTCCCCTGCATAAGATTTTCCTTATTTAGATTTACCAGCTCCTTTTTCCTTTTTTCCATTGTCGTTCGCATTATCTCTGGCAACGCTCTTTTCGCTGCCTGAATGCGCTTCAGCAATGTTATCGGATTGATTAGTTTCTCGCTCATGTCTAAATAAAGGTTTCAAATGTCTCTCTACATCTTCCTCGTTAAGAGTAGGGTATATCCCCAAGATGTATTCCTTGGCTTCTTTCTTACTCTTGAAATTTTCCATATTTCCAAAAGTATAAGCCCCAATCTTTAACTCCATTATACTACGGATTTAAGTTCACTTTCCCCTGTATAGTAGTTCGTATCAAGGCTTATCACTCTCAATCCATTATCAGAAGTAATGAACCTCACTTTCTTACCAGTGGCAAGAGCCGAGTGAGTAAGAGTATATTCCTGCGCTGATGCATCATAGGCAACATTAGTGATGTTACTAATCACTCCATCTTCCTCTATCTTCCACTTACCAGCATCAGTAAGCCCTGTAACATTAGCATTAGAGAATGCCTCTGTTACTTTCACTTTGGTAGTCGTAGCCCCATTTGTCAATACACCAGTAGAAACTGCCAACTTAATGATTGGGTTTATCTCATTGAAAGAAAACTCATCACTTTCAAACACATTTTCAGATTTTTGCCAATAAATCATAGCATCAGGTAAGATATCCACTTCCAAAGTAGAACCTGATACTTCCGAAGTAGTTTTCAATTTCTTAACTCCCACGAACAATTTACAAGCAAAGCCCATAAGCTTTCCGTTTGCTTTAATAGCAAAAAGTGCTGAACCATCTTCAAAGATTGGCACAAAGCTGTAATTGTCGCTGTTGTCCAATTTTGCCAATTCATTTTGGAACGAAGAACCTTTATCAAAAGTAAATCTGTATCCTTTTGTCCCAGGGATTGAACGGCTTCTTTCCTTTCTTACAGATGTGTTGTAATCTGCCTCTTGGTCGTTGTCTTCCACATTGAAGAAAGATATTTTACCAATGAATTTATCCTCTTGGATAATCTTATCCAATGCTGTCTTATTAAAAGTCGCAGGGTCTATTTCCACTCTTCTGTCAAGAAGTGCAAACCCTGTAACCAATTTCTCTCCACAAAATGCACCTCCAAGTCGTGCTATCATTTCTGCTGAACCGCAGAAGCTTTGTTTTAACATAAGTTTTTAAATTTTAAATGGTTTAACATTTACGCATTCATTGTCTATATTCAGACTGATATCCAGCACTATCGCATCCCATATGTCAGGCGTAGTGGTCGTTTGGCTTCCTATCTTGTTGCCGTAGTCCCTCTCTCTACTCGCTAATTCTGATATATCATTGAAAGGCAGAGAAACAAACGAGTAGTTGTCCTCCTCAAAAGATACTCCGTTGGTCTTTCTTATCTTATCCAAGAAAGAGCCTAATAAAGGCAGTAGCACTTCCTCAAAGGTAGATTTGAACCTATCCTTGTAAAAGGCGTGTTCTGAACCCAGCGTGATGAAGAAAAACCTCATACCTTTGAGTTTGGTCTTTTGTCCTTTTACATCGTGAATTACGCTGTATCCTGTTTGCAGCCAAATTACAGGGTATTTTTGTTTCTTGCTTTGGAGCAATTTCCAAAGCTCAAACAAGTCAGCCTCTCCGTAATTTGCCGTATATTCGTTGCCTTTGAAACTCACTTTAAAGGCATCCTCAAACAAGCTGTACAGCAGTAAATTATGGTTTATCATCATAACCCAAATTCATTTGTTATTTCTCCACCAAATTTCAGATAATTAGCATCAAATAGAGGATAGTCCTCTACATTATCCAAAAGATACCTCACGAGCGAAACATAGCCGTTTGTAGGCTTAAAACCGCGGTAGTCTATCCCTCTTCCTAAATTCCAATAAGGGTTTCCCTCCAATGTCAATCCGCTTCTATCACTCCTTACTCCTCCGTATAACTGATAAATGAAATCGTTATATATCCTCGCCATTTTAGGAGAGATGCTTACCGCGGTGCCTACTTTAGTATCTATCTTCGTTTGCCCAAAAGCCGTAGTTTGGGTTACATTGTGCATATTATAGACTACATAGACTATATATGCCAGTAGTGACTCCTTTTTGGTTTCTTGGATTAACCCTTTCCAAACCAAAGTTTCCTCACTGCCGTTAGCCTCACTGGTGTAGGTCTTGCCGTGTAGCAAGTCCTTATAATTTTGTGGCAGGTTGGTAGAGTCCTCCTGATATTTAGCCTTGAAATCAAGCCACATTTTGACACCAAAACTGAAAGACAAAACTTCTTCCTCTACCTTGTCAATCAATTCATCTAAATTCACCGCAGTGGTGTTTTCATCAGGATTTGGCTCATCCAAGTTGGGAATAAGCAAATCGCCTTTAAAATATGTTTTGTCTATCAGCATTTAGTATCTATTTTTCAGCTTGTTTCTTGTTGTCTTTACCCTCTTTCTTCGCTGGCTCGAAAAGTTCCACTTCCAAACCTGCTTTTATTACAGTAGCGTCCAAGATATTCAGAACACTGCCTTTCTTATGGTCGCCCCAGTCTCTCAACAGCTTTACTTCCATACTTACGCTTTTGTAATTGCTGTTTTGATTGTAGCGATGTCATCGTAGATGAATGCTTTTTCATCCAGTTTCTTCACGAATGCGTGGAATCTTGATTCTCCCAAGATGACAAATTGGTTCTTGATGAAGTCATCGTTTATCCAACCAATTCTCACGGTGTAAGAAAGATAGTCAGTGATGTTATACTTGCTAAGGTCTCCCACAAAGATTTTACCTTGTGGAATAGACTCATCAGACTTGATAACCATTCCACCGATTACCACTGTGTTGAATAGCGAAGCCGTTGGATATAATGGTCTTCCCTCGTTGTCTTTTGCTGCTACTAATTCCAAGTAGAAATCTGATGGATTCACAAGCACCAAGTTCGCCATATATGGAGTTTCATCCTCGTAGTTGTGAGTAGTAGCGATGTCAGTCACTGCTGCATTCACTACATCCATAAAGTTAGGTTTTACCACTTTTAGCGCCATAGAGCCTGCAACGAACGCACGACCATATTTAGTCGCTCCTTTTGGATTTTCCCCAGCACCATCACCGAACAAGATAGCCTTATTTTTGAACAAGTCGTGTTTTTTCTTCAAGTAGTCTTTTGCAACTCCCTCTAATCCCTTGATGTCGTAAACAGATTCTTCTGTTAAGTGCATCCAAGCAGCGATTTTCTTTGGCTTCGCAAACTCTGTTGAAACCTTGAAGTCAATCTGTGGTTTTTTGTTACCCTCTGCCACAAACTCGTAGTTTCCATCCTTTGGAACTACCTCTGTATAAGCATATACAGGCTGTGAAGTAGGCAATACAGACACGAAATTCTCAATGTCCATTCCACGAAGATTAACATTAGAAACAGGTGCGATTTGTGTTCCCAAGATGTTTGGAGTTGTTCCCAATGTTACAGCACCAGTAGTAATTGGCGCAGCTTGTTTTAACTCAATCTCTACCACACCTGATTTAGACTCGTAAGCCTTTTTAATCGCTTCGTGGTTCTTCTTTATTGCTTCCAAGAACACATCTTCTGTAAGACCTCCTTGTGTAGCCTTGATTTCTTCCACAATTCTCAACACATTGTCCACAGACTGCTGTGTTTCTTTTTGGTTTTCAGAGATAGTAGTTTCAAGCCCTGACTTTAATGATTTCAATTCTTCTGCTCTTTGAGATGTCTCAAAAGCCTCTTTGTCAGCGAAATACTTTTCTTTTTCCTCATCTGACATCTTAGCAATTTCTGCTAAATTCTTCTTTTCAAAATTCATTTTCTAAAATTTTAAAGGGTTACTAAATAATTTTCAATCACACTTTTAGGAGTGGAATTATCCGAGTCCTCTTTTGCAGTAGAAGTGTCAGCGACGGGTTCTACAAGTATCGTTGGAGTGGCGAAGTTGCTGCCTTTGACCACAGCACTTCCCTCTATTATCTTTTGTTCTGTTACAGCCCAGAAGTAGCCGTATTCATCAACATCTTCCTTGTTTACAATATCATTGTAATACTTATCCCAAACAGCCTTTTCTTCTTTATCCCATTCAGCGTCTGAATTGATAGCGAGTTCCAGCTGTATGTAGCGAAGCCCTGCCGAATGTTCCTTTACATATCCTTTGGCATATTGTCCGAACATATAAGGGTTTCTGTCCTTTCTCAATGTGGCGTAAAATACCAAGCACTCTGTTTCTCCCAAGTAATTAAATCCTAAATCCTTCCAGTTGAACTTCTCTACTCTTACTTCCACTTCATCGCTGATGATGTTCTCAAAATTCATCTTGTGTTCTTTCAGCAGGTAGATATTCTTGGAGTTTTTGGCTGTTCTGTTCCAGCTTCCGTTGATGGAAACATCTCCGTGGGAATCATAGATGTTGGTAGAGTTGATAACTGCCTTTACCCTGATAGTGTTTATTTCTTCAGGTGACACTTCTGTCGTTTTAATCGTTTCGCCCTTTTCATTTATGGCAAAAGAAAACGCAAAAGGGTCTGACAGCTTCACTGCCATTTTCTTCTGTGAAATAAGGAAGTTCTTATTCTCTTTTAGGAATTTGAACATATCCTCTTTTGTCTCAAATGTTCTGTTAGGAATCTCTTTTGCTCTTATCATCATTTCTTCACGATTTGTTTTTTTTCTAAAATCTTCTTCTTGTCTTTCAGGCTCTGCACCAATTTAGGATTGGTTTTAGAGTCTTTCAGTTTTTCGTTTATTTTCTCTGTGTTTTTGTCCATTATTCATTATTTATAAAGTCCTCAAAGCCTCTTTCTTTGACAAACTGCTCAAAGTCGTTACTTACACCTAATTCCTGCGCCTTTTCAAATGCTCCTAAAAGCGATACTAATGCTTCTGCCTTGAATTTAAAGCCCTCGTTTTTGAGCTTGGTTTTAATTGCGATTACACTCGGCAGGTGGTCGTATGTTCCAATCAGCCTTGTTCCTCGCTCCTTGAAATATTTAGGCGACTTGTTGGTCAATTCTTGAAGCCAGTTGTCTGTGATAGTTTTCACATTGCCTAAAATGAATTTAGCCTCTGCAAACTGCTGGTTTTCATAGGTGCTTCCACCGAAGAAGTCTTTTGGAATTAGATACCTGTTTCGGATGTTTTCCTTGGCATTCTCCTGCATCTCTATGGTTTGCAGTTTCTTATTGTCCCTTGTAAGGTCAAGTCTTTCCAATGTTTCATTCGTTGCGATAACATCGCCAGCCTTACCCATTCCAGCGCCATATCTTCCTCTTCCGTTGAGTTTGCTTTCTATATCGTTTTTCTGGTCTCCACTCAATGGCGCAATCCCTGCCCCTGTTGCCTTTCGGCTGATAATAGTATTTACAGGATTAGAGGTAAGAAAGCACATCATATCCTCACTATTTAGAATTGTCTGAATAGAGTAGAGGATAGAAGAAATCCTTGATATAGGGTTGAAATACATATTCTTTGCCCCATCTCCTCTGTAATTCTTTTTCGCTATGGTATCGTAAAAGAATGCTAACTCGTGCAGTTCTCTCGTTCTCTGCACACCATCAGCAAGGGTTTCTATTACCTTTAAAGTCTTTATTTTGTCCCTTGTAAGTGTGTAAGGGTCTTTTATCTCTGGAAATTTGATATTGTTAAACTCCAAGTTGTAGAGTGATGGACTGGCTCTTAAATTGCCGTTTTTAAAGAAATTGCCGTATTGGATAGACATCCCAGTAGTGAGCAGATTAACCACCATTTCCTTGATGAAATCGGTCTGGTTTTGAAACTCATTAGGCTCGTTGAGGAATTTCAGATACTCGGAATTTTCCACAGCTTCGCCCTTGTCATTCACCTCTTGGATTCTTACCTGTGAGGCAAAATCAGCATACAGATTGATGCAGTCGGAAAGGAAGGTGCCATCTATGTAGTAAGCCTTGTAATCTTCTTTTGGCGAAAAGTAAGTTTTCCCTATACCCAAGAACGATAACACGCCCATACGCTCGGTTTCGTAGTTATAGGAGTGCGTGCCATTGCTCAACCTTGCATAGATAGGCGCAACGCTACTGCCCATAAACGCAGACTTAAAAGCCGATATTCCGTTGTCTATTCTCGTTAAAATCCCCACAGCAATAATCTTTTGA